TGTTGAAGAAAGCATATTCTGAAAGCGGATTTACCGACCAGACTTACAACTTGGCTGATAGTTATATTTGGGCTGTGTTCTATCAAGGCAATTTGCAGGGGAGCGGCTACTTATATCCGTATCAGATGGCAACTAACAACTCAAAGTATCATGGCAAGCTGATAGATGGAAGAAAGCTTGCTGACGAGTTCTTGGCAAACTATACTCCTGCCACTTATATAGGATGGGACTTGGTGCTGGCAGCAACAGTACCTTATGCTCCTATATTGGAAGGAGGGAATGCCGGAAATCCAAGACGAAGATTTGAGGTGTTATCAACCATATATGACGATATTAAGGAAGATTTTGCAGGGAAGGCAACTGTTAAAACAATAGGGATATGAGCGTTCCGTTTCAAGAAAAAGTAATTGGTGAAAGATTATATCAAGTAATCAATAGAGGTGTAGTGGGGACACCATCAAGGATATATGAATGTCCTTGTAAACAAATCCCATGAGTTTAATTGATGCAAGGCGAATGCCGATATACCAATATGTTTATTCTCTCTTTATAGATAAGGTCACAAAGTACATCTATCCGATGGAAATGCCTACCAAGCTGGAAGAAGAGATAAACGCTGGCGGCTTCATGGTTATCCGTTTGGGAGAAATTAAGGATAAGAGCCAATTCAACTTGAATGCTTTTGCAAGTGTTCGGGTAACAGTTGAGATGTATATCCCTCCCAAAACAAGAGGTCGGCTTGACACTACCTTGCTTCAAAAGTATGAAACAAGCATATCCGATATTGTGAATGCAGAAGTTGAGAAAGCCGGAGGAAAATACGACATATCAACTGACGGTATATTGTCAACTGATGATATATATAATGAGAGCGACAATCTGTTCTTCATGTATATTAAATCATTTATGGTACTAATAAAGTAAAAATTATCCAACCGCTGGCGCATCGGGGATTGGACGGTGAGAACCCAACTATGGACGACCGGAGTGCAAGCTCCCTAAGAAGTAGTGGCTCGATGAAACGTCAAGTGTCCCATAAGGACATGAACGCCTCATTTATAATCAATATAAATAATAATTTAAAAATTAGACGAGATGGCTACACAAGATTTGTTGACTTACAAATGTAAGTCTTTAGGCTATGCGGAAGTCGGGGCTGGTGCAGAAGCTTCTTATACTCCTCTTATGGGTGTGTTGGAAGGTTTGTCTATCAGTCAAGAAACCGCAAGTGAAAGTGCTATTAATGGTGAGTTCTATGATACTCCGCTTGATAGCGTGGGTACACTTGGTTCTTACAAGATTGAATTTGACTTGGTTAAGTACAAACCGGAAGAGATTGCCGCTATGGAAGGCGGTCAGTTTACCGCTTCTACTGGCTTGTACACAATGCCTTCTTCATTCACCAACGTTTACAAGCAGTTCAAGTTGGAGTTCTACAATGGTATTGACTACATTGTTATTTACAAAGGTAAGGTCGCTACCAATTGGGATGGTACTGATTTGAAGACTGCCCCGTTGAAACTGCACATCGCTATCACTGCTTTAGTTGACAATGATGGCAAAACGGTTGAGATGAAGATGGCTGAACCTTCTGTTGGAGGCTAAGACCCATTATAAATCAAGAGAAAGGGCAGTGGCTTGTTTGCTGCTGTCCTTTTTTCTTTAATACACAAATGATAATGGAAGAAAAGGATTTAATTATACCGGACGAGCTAAAGAGGGAAATATCAGAGATTATGACTGA